CGCAGCGCAATACATCGACTGGCACCGCGACATCCGCACTGACGGGACGCGCGGGCACGAATGCGACGCCTGCGGCAGTGACTGATTTTGTACTCGGCACGGAAACTGAAACACAGGCGAGCGTTACGGTCAATGCGAATCCGACGACGGGAACGACATCAGGCACGTTCACGGTGACGTTCACGATTACCGCGGGCGCAGACCGGGTATATACCGAAGTGGGACTGACGATCGTGAAGGAGACGTGGACGTTCCTTCTGTGCCATGACGTTTTCACCGGGCTGAATGTCAGTAATACTGGGACTTTGGCCGTAACTTATACGTTCACGAATTCTTGACGCCTTTGTAGGAGCGGGGCGGTAAATGGCTATCGCGCTACAAACCGGATCGGCGGTAGCCTGGACTACCGGGACGACCATCGTCTCGGCGTCGATGTCGGTGACGGCTGGCGACATCCTCGTAATGGCGGCGGCGTTCGATCCGGCCGCGCTCAATGTAACGTTCAGCAATACCGCCGGCACCGGCGCGATAGGAACGATCACCAACCGGACGAAGCTCACCAACGGCGTTCATGGGCTGACTCTCGGGACCTGCTCGGTCACGACGACCGGCACGGTGACGATCACCGCGACGGCGAGTTCGACCGTGACGAACGGCGTGTTGGCGATTGAGGCGTACTCGGGCGCATCGGGTGTAAAAGGAGGAACAGGCGGCACCGGCGCGAGTGGAACCACCGCTCCGCTGACGATCAACAACACCTACCAGAACAGTTGGCAGACGATGGTCGTCTCGCTGATTGTGAGTGCCACGGTGCCGGTGGCGAGCACGAACGTCACCGCAGTAGAGCGGTCGGTTGCCTCGAACATCACCGGCACCGCGAACGACATGGCGATCAGCCTCGGGTCGCACGAGGTCGCTACGGCGCCGGGCAACATCACGTTGACGATGACCAAGGGCAACGGCGTTGCCTACTGCGCCGACATCGTCGAGCTGGTGCAGCAGTGGACGATCTCGGCCGGCGGCACTGCTGGCGGCTCCCAGTCCGACAACGTGTTGACCAACCTGAAGTCGGTCACCGAGACCGAATCGGCCAGCGCAGCGAAGCGGGTTGTCACCAATTTCAAGTCGGTTACCGAAACCGAGTCAGTGTCCGTAGCGGCACTGGCCAGCGGTAGCGTCCCCGTGACTGGCAGGCCGCTCTCGGCGAGCGAGGCGGGATCAGCCGCGACCAGCGTTCCGACGAACTTGAAGGCGGTCGCGGAATCCGTGCAGGGCTCCGCGGCAGCGCAGGTTGCCACGAATCTGAAATCGGTTACCGAGACTGAGGCGGCCAGCGCGAGCGCGCGGGTGACGACGAATCTGAAGGCCGCTGGCGTTACCCAGGCGGCGGCGGCCATCGGCCGGGTGCTCACCAATCTGGTGGCGTCAGCAGGGACCGTGGCAGCGCTGGCCGCCGTGCGAGCCCTGACCAACGTCAAGGGCGTGCTGGAGAACGAGGGCGCAGCTGCAGCCTTGGCCGTCCTGACGAACTTGAAATCCGTGGTGGTGACAGAGGGTGGAGTCGGCGCGGCCAGAGTGGCGACCAATGTGCGCCATCTTTCGGTCTATGCGTCGGCATCCGTTTCCGTTGAAGGGTCCGGCGGCGGCGGCGAGCCAGAACAGCCGAAGTACAACCTGGTCGTCAACAGCGTACGCAGGGGTAGAAGGTGACCATGGAAACAACCCAGACGATGACCTCGGATGTGCCAGAAGGCGAGGATGCCGAGCGCATCCTGCGGCTGGACGCATTGGGCGGAGCGCTGGCCGAGAGCCGTACCGCTGCCATCGCATGGCGCACGAATTCCGGTATCGAGTACCAGTGGACCGAGGATGAGGAGTATTACGCCGGGATAGACGACGCGAACCGGGATGAGGGCCGCAACGCGTTCGCCAGCCGCCCGCCCGGCCAGGAGCCGGACCCGGCAGGGTCCTCGACCCGTTCCACGGTGTTCATCAACATCACGCGCCCGTATGTGGACGCGGCGGCGGCCCGGATCGCCGACATGCTGTTGCCGACCGACGACCGCAACTGGGCGCTGAACGCCACGCCGGTACCTGATCTGGTAGATATTGCCGGTGGCAATCTGCCGCCGGACATCGAGGCCGCGCTGAACTCGGTGCCCGGGGCGACGCAGCCTGACGTCGAGAAGATGCAGGGCGCAGTGATCGATCAGGCCAAACAGATCCTCGACGAGGCCGAACGCGCCGCCAAAAAGGCCGAGAAGCGGATTGAAGACTGGACGGTTGAGGGCCAGTACAACGCCGAGGTCCGCAGAGTGATCGAGGACACTGCGCGCTGTGGTGCCGGGGTCATCAAGGGCCCGATCCCCGTCAAGCGCAGGCGCATGGCGCTGGTGGACGCAGATAAGCAGCAGGAGGGTGCACCGGAGGGTGACCGGCCCAGTCTGCTGCACCGGTTGTATCGGGGGATCAAGAAGGCAATGGGCTTCGTACAGGCCCAGGTAAAGGCGCTGATCGTGCAGGAGAAGGTCGAGCCAGCCAGTCGGCGCATCGACTTCTGGGATCTGTTTCCCGATCCGGCGTGCGGCGAGAACCTCCACAACGGCGGGCATATCTGGGAGCGCGACCGCCTCACCGAGCGGCAGTTGCGCGACCTGATCGGCATGGACGGCGTGGTGCAGGCACAGATCGAGCGGTGCCTAGAGGAGGGACCGCAGAAAGCCATTGGCATGCCTAAGAAGGCGGGCGATGGCAGCGACATCGCGCCGGTCAAGACCGATGACGGCCGCTTCGAGATTTGGTACTTCACGGGCGCCTTGAAGCGCAAGGAGCTACTGGCCGCCGGGTGTGAGTGCGAGGAGGGCGAAACCGAGAGTGTGTACGCCGTGATCTCGATGGTCAACGACCACGTCATCCGCAGCGCCATGAACCCGCTGGATAACGGCGAGTTCCCCTACGACATCATGCCCTGGCAGAGAAAGCGCGGTTCACCCTGGGGCAATGGCGTCGCGCGGCAGGGCAGGACCCCGCAGCGCATCGTGAACGGCGCCGGCCGCCACCTGATGGATAACGGTGGGTTGTCCTCGGGACCGCAGATCCTCATCGATGCGTCCATGATCGAGCCCGCGGACAAGAAGTGGATACTCACGCCGCGCAAGCTCTGGCGCAAGAAGGAAGGTGCGGACATCGATGATGTTCGCAAGGCGATGGTGTTCTTTGAGGTTCCCAGCCGCCAGCAGGAACTCATGGCCATCATCGAACTTGGCCTGCGCCTGATGGAGGACTCGACCGGTCTACCGATGCTGCTTCAGGGCCAGTTGGGCAAGGCTCCGGATACCGTGGGCGGCATGACCCTGCTCAATAACAACGCGAGCGCGGTGCTGCGGCGTCTGGCGCGCACTTTCGATGACTGCGTGACCACGCCACATATTCGGCGGTACTACGATTGGCTGCTGATTTACGGCAAGGACGACGAGAAGGGCGACTTCACGATCGAGGCCCGCGGTTCCACGGCGCTGGTCGAGCGCGACCTGCAGGCGCAGGAGATCATACAGATGGCCAGCATCGTGGTCAACCCGCTGTTCGGCTTGGACCCGAAGAAGTGGGCGAGCGAGTTGCTCAAGAGCCGCAAGTTCTCGCCGAAAAACTTCGAGTTTGACGACGAGCAGTGGAAGCAGATCGTGGAGAACATGAGCAAGGGCCCCGCCGATCCGCGCACTCAAGTGGCACAGCTCAATGCCGATGCCAAGCTCAAGGCGCAGCAGGCCGAGCAGGCCTTCGAGGCCTCCGAAGCTGGGAAGGACCGGCAGCTCGAGCTAATCAAGGAACGCATCAACGAACGCATCGAGGCGATGAAGGAGCAGGGTGCGAAGGAGATAAACTTCGAGGAACTGAAGGCTATGCTGGCCGAAGTGGCCATCAAGGTGTCGGCCCAAAAGGAGTTGTCGGCTGTCAGTCTGGCCGTGGACGTGCACAAGCACCACGTTCCGGCTGCGGTGATGACGCCACCGACTGAACCCGTCGGCCGCGCCCGCGCCGGCCGGGCGTACCAGCAATGAGCGAGTCGCTGTTCACCAAGACCGAGCGCGAGGGCGAGATCTGGCGAAAGCTCCGCAAGCACCTGCAGGCGCGCGTCCAGCAGTTGCGCGCGCAGAACGACATCAGCACGAGCGATGAGCGCACCGAGAAGCTGCGCGGCCGGATTGCCGAAGCGAAGGACATACTGCGCTTGGGCGACGAGCCTGCGCCACCGCTTGAGGGCTAGGCCATGTCCACCGTCGAGCAACGTCGCGGCGACCTCGATTATTGGTTTCAGGGACACACGGCCAGAGACATCAAGGCCATTCGGTTGAAGACCCCAATTTAGCCCGCGGCCCCTAGGGCCCCCGGCAAATCGGCAGGGAAACCTGCCTGTATGTGAACCCGCCCCGCGCGGGTTTTTGCTTTTCTGGAGAGCCAATGCCACCTGTAGAAGGATCCGAAGTTCAGCAGACCCCCGAGCAAATAGCGGCCGACCAAGCAGCGGCGCAGCAGGCCTTCGATGCGGAGTTTGTCACGGCGCCCGAGCAATCGGCCCCCGCTGACAAACTCGCAGCGAATACCGGCGGCCAGCCGCAGCCCGATCCGGCAGCTCCCGGTGCGACCGATGGTGGTGCGCCGGAACCGGCTCAAGCGCCGGCGCCTCCGCAGTACGTCACGCGCGAGGAACTCGAGAAGACCCATGCGGAGATCCGCAAGAACTTCGGCCAGATCGGAGAAGTCACTCGAATCCTGAAAGAGCTTTCTACAAAGGTTGCTGCTGGCGGTTCACCCGCCACCCGCAAGCTCAATGCGGAAGCCCTGAAGAAGTTCGTGGAGCGCGTGAACGATGAACTGCCCGGCATGGGCGATGTCTTCGCGCAGGGACTGCCCGACATCCTTGCTGACGCCGCTGCTGATACGCAGGCGGCGCAGGCTGACGCGCAGGCGCGCGGCCAGCAGTTTGACCCGGATGCCTATTACACCAAGAAACTCACGCCCGCCCTTCAGCAAATGGAGGCCCGGCTCGGTGAATCGGTGCAGGAGGCACTGCTTGAGAGCACGCACCCGAATTTCGAGGCCACCTTGAAGGAGCCTGAATTCGTGGAGTACCTGGGACAGCTGCCGGCGGCCGAGAGTGATCGTATCAAGGGCTCACCCAAGGCCAGTGTCGCGGCTGCCGCACTCACTGACTACAAGGCATGGAAAGCCAAGAAAGCAAAAGCGGACGAAGACAAGCAGCGCCGGCTGAAGGCCAACATCAACATCGTTGGCGCAGCCGGCACACCCACCCAAACCGGGTCGGAACGCTCCGAGGCGGAAAAAGCCTTGGTGGAAGGTTTCAACTCGGCCTGATCGTAAAGGAGAACCGCCATGAGCGGAGCCACATACGCCAACCCCGGCCAGCGAATCGGAAAGATCAAAGGCCAGATCCTGAAACACGCGCTGCACGTCTCCACCGTGGAGATCAGCGGCGAGGTCTACAAGCAGCCCGTGAAGTCGGGCGACACCGTGGTGTTCCGGCAGGTCATCCCCTTCGGGGCCACGTCCTCGGCGCCCAATACGTTCTCAACCACGGCAGCGGCGCACCTTATCCAGGAAGGGGCAACTCCGCCGGCAGACAGCATTTCGGTGCTGGATACGTCCGTTCAGGTGCAGAAGTTCGGCGCGCTGTACTCGTACACCGAGCGTCAGAAGTCCCTCGGCGAGGACGATGTGCCGGGCTGGATGAACGAGCAGTTGGGCGAGCGGCTGGGCCTGGTGCGCGAATTGATCTACGTCGGCGCGATGCAGGGCTGCACCAACCGCTACTATTCGGGCGGCACAACCCGCCTCACGGTCGATGAGACGGTGAGCCAGAGCACCCTGGACAAGATCACGCGCAACCTGCGGGCGAATCATGCCCAGTTCGTGCGTGGCGTGGTCAAGGCGAGCCCGAACTTCGGCACGTCGGCGATCCAGAAGACGTTTCTGCTGTTCTCGCACACCGATGCCCAGCACGACTTCGAGGCGCTGCCGGACTACACCAAGGTGGCCGATTACGGCTCCATGCAGGTGGCGCACGAACTGGAGATCGGGAGCGTGGGGCAGTACCGCATTATCCTCTCGCCCGATATGCCGACCTTCGCCAACGGCGGCGCCTCAGTCGGCGCAACCGGACTGAAGTCGACGGGCGGTTCCACGATCGACGTGTACCAGGCCTTCATCATCGCCAAGGACGCATGGGGTCACACGGCTTTCCGTGGGCTGGATGCCTTCGACTACAGCCATATCCCCGTCAACCAGAAGGACAAGAGCGATCCGACCGGCGAGCGCGGGTACTGCAGCGGCACGTTCTACGACGCCGGTGTGGTCACCAACCACGGCTGGATGGCCATCCTCGAGTTCGGGGTCACCAGTCTGTAACCAATCTGCGCAGGGCCAACCCGGTCTGATTCTGGCCCGGGCCCCTGCCAACTAGGAGAAAAAAGCTATGCAACCCACAAGCAATGTCCGCGGCATTACCGCGGCATTCAGCAACAGCCTGCTCACCGCAGCGGGCGCGGAAACAGTGCATGACACGACCGTGCGCCTGGACTTCGCCATCGGCGGGAAGATGTACTCCAAGAGCGGCACCAACGTCGACGCAGGTACGCCGACACTCGACGCGGTGACCGGCGTCGCCTTCCCGACCCTGACCGGCGTCGCCAGTGCCGGGGGTCAGGGGATGGTCATGGTCTGGTGCTACAACTCAAGCGGAACGGTGAAATGCGTAGCCGGCTCGCGCGAGACGCTGGACGCGGATGGAAATTTCCTCATGTCTCCGCAGTTCCCGGCCATTCCGGACGACGCGCTCTGCCCGTTCGCCTACCAGATCCTCAAGCACTACGGCCAGGCGAGCACGGTGACCTTCGGTAGTTCGAACTGGAACACGTCGGGTTTCACCAACGTGATCGTCAACGTGGCCGCGTTGCCCGACCGGCCGCAGGTTTCGTAGTAGGCCACCACCCACGAAGCGCCCGGTTCGCCGGGCGTTTCTTTTTCCCACGAAGGAGGCACCAATGCCGAAAGGCGAACACCTGAAAGGTAGTCACCAGATCAAGACCGGCGATGTGGCGAGAGACGACACCGAGGTCAGCGTATCGACCACCGGCAAAGCCGAAGTGCATATCGAGGACCCAGGTATCGAGATCATCCCCGAATCGATGATGCTCTCGAAGGCCGAGCAGGAAAAGCTGATGAACGAGCCCTGCGAGATCATGATCGAGGCCGACGATGACCCGAACGCCCCGCTATTCGTGCACTCCGGGCATAACGGGGTGACCCAGTACGTCAAGCGCGGCGAGACGCAGGTGATCAAGCTGCGCTACCTCTACTCGCTGCTCGCGGCCCAGGCCACCAAGTTTTCCTGTTCGTTCGGCAGGACACCGGATGGGCAGGAGTTCAATCGGCTCGCCGGGCGCACGAACACCACGCACCGCATTTTCGTGGGCAAGGCGAGCCCAGCGGCGATGAAGATCATCAAGGAGGCCATGTCGCAGCAGGCGCTGGCCGCCCAGTAGTCCCGAAGTTCCGCACCGGTCTGAAAAGGCCGGATTGTACGCAGTACGCACTTGGCGCTCGCGCTGTTCTGGCTTGCGCCCCTTTCGACCTGATTAGGAGAACCCACCATGCTTGCGAAAACTCAGCAGTACCTGAACGCCATTCCGGACAAGCGCGTGTCGGTCGCGTTGACCAAAGTCTTTGCCGCGATCTTGCCCGACAATTCCGATGCGGCGATCACCGCCAATTCGGCGGGCACCCAGGCCGGTGCCACGAAGATGAACCCGAACGTCTCCTACCACAACGTTACAACCGTGGCCGGTTCCGGGCACGGCGTGCGTCTGCCCCCGGCGAAGGTGGGCGCGGTGCACTTCGTCAAGAATTCCGGCGCCAATGCCATGCAGGTGTTTGGCGATGGCACGGACACGATCGACTCGGTTGCCACGGCCACGGGCGTTTCCCAGGCTTCCGGCGACGGCCAATTCTTCGGCTGCCTGGTCAATGGCGACTATCTGCGTACTGCCGGTTCTGCGGTGAGCGGGAGCTTCACGGCGGTGGTTGCCAACGACATCACTTCCGGTGACGCCTCCCTTGCCATCAACGGCCTGGCTGCAGCGCAAGGGGGTGTTGTTGCAATAGCGGGCGGCACCTCGAGCACGGCGACCAATGCCGGCGGCGCGGTATCGCTGACTGGCGGCACGGGTAATACGTCCGGCGCTGGCGGCACGTCCTCCGTTATTGGCGGCACGCCCGGAATCTCCGGAATCGGCGGCCAGGTCTTCCTGACCGGCGGTATCGGTGGATCGGCTTCTGGAGCTGGTGGCGCTGCGACCGTTGCTGGTGGTGCGGCAACGACCGGAAACACGGCTGGCGGGGCTGCATCGGTCACGGGCGGTATCTCTACCGGCTCCGGTACGGGCGGCGTGGCCTCCTTGGTCGGCGGTGCGGCAAATGCTGCTACTGGCACTGGTGGTGCATCGTTGGTGACTGGTGGAGCTGGGAACACGTCAGGCGCGGGAGGTGCAGCAACAATCACTGGCGGGTTGGCCGGCTCAAGCGGTATCGGCGGGGCAGTCAATCTGATCGGTGGGGCCGGTGGTTCAGCTTCCGGTGCTGGCGGTAAGGCAAGCGTCATCGGCGGTGCGGCAACAGCTGGTGCAACAGCCGGCGGTGCTGTGGACATCATTGGCGGCGCCTCCACTGGCTCGGGAACAGGCGGTGTCGTAACTGTCACGGGCGGCGCCGGATCGGCAGCCACGGGTGTTGGTGGTGCCCTTACGATGGCCGGCGGACTCGGCAATACCACGGGAGCGGGCGGAAACGTCTCTTTGACTGGTGGTGCGGGCGGAAATGACGCTGTTGGTGGTACGGCTA